TGTTCCCAGGTATGAAGTGTTAAGCCTTACTTCAGCTCCTTACTTTGTTCTGGTACCAACGTTTGTCCTCCTTTCGAGTCCTTGGACTCCGGCGGTTTCAGACTGAAATCGATAAGGGCATTAAACCCCTTAGTCTTTATTTCATCTGTTTTACCTCCGGCGACACATCTAACGAAGAGATTCAAGTCCTCTTCGGCAACTCCAGTAGGGATTTTAAGCTCAAGACCTTCGGACTCTAGAATAAAAGTCCGGGAGCCTTGAATCTTGGCCAATTTGATCCCTTTTATGAGGGACCTAAATAGGTAGCCAAGATATTGATGACGCTTTGCTGGGTCATCAGTATTGTCTAAGAGATCATCCGCCTCCCTAGGGAGGACGGCTCTTGCAGACTTACCTATGTCCTTACCGATCGCTCTAAGGCGATCAGTGAAGTTGGGAAAATCGGTAGCTGTAGGACCATATATTCTTTTAGAGAGGTCCGAGAGTCTAACAAACTCTCTAACAGCAGCGATAGATGCAGGGTGGGGTATTTTGTGAGCCCAACCTTTTGGCTTGAAAGTTTCCCGTGAGGCAAAAGCATACCAGGACGGGAACATGGCCCTACTGTTCTTGACTGCGAAGTGGGGGGTTGTTTTAAGACCTCCCATCATGTGCACCATTAGCAGATCGTTAGCGTCCTTCGTATTTGTAGAAATATAGAAGGCCTCTAGGGCAGTTCGTGTCATCTGGATTAACCTTAAGAAAGCAATTGAGTTAGCAATCTTCAGGACCCCAGACTCGTCTAGACCTAGCTCCGTCCATATAGATGGACCAGGCAGGTTTTCGGAAAAGGTTCTTAGGGAAGGGTCAGTAAGACCCGAAGCTAAGAAATCTTTTAGACATTGAACATAGGTCACCGACTTCCCACCCTCTATAGAGAGGATAGGAAGCAGGGGTAGCTGAGATGGAACGACAACCACTTCTCTCCGGGTTAACTCGGACAGAAGTAAAGGTACATACTCCCAGCCTCTAGAGGCTAGGAGTATTACAGATGGGCTGACTCTCGAACACTCTACTCCATTTAGGAAAACTCTTGAGCAGAATTCAGCTCAATAGTCGCTCCCCACTGGAAATTTAGATTTCTGTAGGGAGATTTCTATACCTAAGGTTTTGTATATGTTTAGGAGTATGTCCTTGACCTTTTCGTCTCAAACGACTAGGTCATCTCCTATTATCACATATACCTGGTCTACATTATCAAGTGATTTGTGTACTTGGTAGAAGGCATAGTGGAGTAGTAAGTGGTGAGTCAGCGAGGCTATAGCAAAACTGCTCTTAGCACCCATTGGCTGTCCAACCTCAAACTTTACGTATCCGGACCTCCTTGGGACATAATAGTCCCGTTCACACAGGAGGCGGAATCAGGAATCTCCAATTGCAGGCTCTGTAATTCTTTGTAAAACAACCTGCTGGATGCGGGCTGGAAGGCGGTTTGTAAACTCCTTCAAGTCCAAGGACCAAGAAGGCGCTATAGAGCGCCTACGGACCTCCTGAGCTCCCAGATCGTGATTATATAAATAATCACTTGGAAAGGAAGAACGCAAGATATCTTTTACACGCTCCTCTATAGGAGCGAGTAGAATGT